CGCTCGTGCCAAGAAACGTGAGATGGAATTTCATTCTTTGGGCCACCCCTCCATAGATCCTCAAACCTCTCCTCAATCGAAACAGGGATGTAATTCTGAAGGAAATCTAAAGCCTCCTTCTGATGAAGCTGACCAGAATAAAAGGTAGCTACATCACGTAGGGAGAACTTCACCAGCCAGACTCTTTCTGGAATTTTTTAGTGGCTGCGTCTTGAATCTTTTTACGGCGATCTCTTTCAGCCTGCTTTGACCGTTCTTTCATTTCTTTCCACTCTTTACTTTTCTTGTGCTTCTCCCAATCTTTAGTCCTTTCGTGCTCACTTCTACGTTTTTGCTCTCTAGCGGCTTCCCGCTTTTCGTATTCGTACTGGGACATTTTGATTTACAAGTAGTGTTCCTGTTCTAGCACGGTCATTATAATCTTTTTCTGCTCTTCAGGAGTAAGTTCCATTAAGTTTCTACGTAAATTAAAATCTTTTGTCTTCCACCATTTTTCATCTTTTTTAGTTTTTGTCCTCTTTTCGGAGGGAGTTACTTTTTTACTAAACGTTTAGTCTGTCTTTTAGGTTTTGTTTCCTTTTTAGGTGGTGGGGCTTTAGTTTCTTTAACTTTTTCTTTAACTTTATTGTAAGTAGTAGTAGCTAGTGAGACTATCTTATTTCCTAGTAATCTTCCTGCATCTCTATCGGATGTATCAGGAATACGTTTAAGAGCTTTATCTAAAGCAGAGTTGTTCTTACCTAAAGTAAATAAGTCGGCCCCAGTCATTGCTACATTAAGTCTTCTACTTAATAGAGAAGCTACACCTTTCAGTATTGTATTAGCTTTAACCTTACCCTTTTGGTTCATCTTAGGCGTATAGCCTGATGTAGTTTGTGGTCCACCTTTAGAAGATACTTGACCTTGTTTACCTCCTCCAGTTCTTCTAGCTCCAGTGTTGTTAGCTGAGGTAGTACGACCTTCACCCCTCATAGGGCTTCTACCAGTCCTTTGGTTAGTCTTTTGAGCGTTAGGGCTAGTTGTGTTGGTTCTACCTTGTCCTGACCTTCTACGTGAAGGCTCGTATTGAGGTGGATCTACCTTTCTAATTGGCTCGTTTGTACCAGGCTTAATGTGTCTATAACCTGCGTAACCTCCTTTACCTTTAGTAACTGGACTTTTACCTACTTTAAATTCGTTTAAACCTTCACCACCTTGAGTTCTACGTCTAAGAGTTGCTAATTTAGATCTTTTAGATCGTGTTCTAGAAGTAGTAATAGGGCTTGGACCTTTACCTCTTCTTTCTACATTTGAGGGTCTATCTACATCAGAAGTACGAGTACCTCCTGTTGGACCTACACCAGGATTTTTAGCAGTTCTTTTAGATCTAACTGAACGGTTACTTGAGCTGGTTACAGAGACTCTTCTCCCTGTACCACCATCTCCTCGGTTATAACGTCTTCCAGCTGCGTCACGACCTCCTTCAGGCTTCTCACCTGTGAAAGCCCTCATATTTGATGTAACTCGACTAGGAACTCTACGTCCTCTAGCGTTTACTCTCCAACCTTCTTCAGCCATAATTAGAGACCTAGTTTGTGCATTTGCTTTTTATATTCCTCATCAGACATCATTCCAGCATCTCTCATAGCATCATACTGAGCTTTACGTTTTCTCTGGATACCAGTTTTAGCCTTGTTAATAGTCCCAGTACCTAAAGGTATGTTACCTGGAGAGGTTCCTTTCTTTTTATAACCAGTTTCAGCCATAAGTTTTAGACTTGTATCCACTATTCATTGTACTTGATTTTGACTTTGAATCTTTCTTAAATTTCTTAGCTACGCTAGGCTTATTAGCATATAGGTATTTTTTCTGTTTATCGGATTTAAAAGCCATGTCAGAAGAGAGGAAAAGTCTTGTTGGGAAACTAAAAGACGGAATGGCAGATAAGGAGGAACAGATTCAAGTCCTCGGTACTTTTGTTCGCCTTGGAGTTGTTGTGTGGAGTGGTTTCATAATTAGTCTAAATTATTTACCTCTCCCAGGAATGACTGAGGAGAAAAACAACGATATTACGTTTATAACTTTCGTGTTTACTTCAGCTCTCGCTACCTTTGGGATTGATACAGCTAAGAAGAAAGATAAACCAAGTGGTGCTACCCAACATATAATTATAGAAACTCCTATTAAGATTGAAGGAGTAGATAACAACAAGGTAACAAAAGTATGAGAAAATGCTTATTACTTTTGCTTCTGCTAAGCCCAGTTGCAGCAAGGGCAAATCCAATTACGCCTGCTTTCACTCAAGGATCGATGCAATCGACTACAGTGACTACAATCGATATCGAAGAAAC